TGTGCTATTTGATTATTTGCAGTATCTGTGTAATTAGCAACACCATCTCCAAAACTCCAGCTACTTGCTAAAGTCCAATAATTGTTTGGATCTACTTGTTTAACAGATACGTTGTCTATTGAGCCATTAAAAGGTGTACCAGAATTTTGAACTGCAATAACAGAATTAGCATTTGATGGCTGCCATATAACAGTATGTACACCAACTGAACTGATAGCATTTGTTATATTATGTGTACTATTATTTAATTTAAAATTACCACTTGTGTAAGATTTTACTTCTACTGAAACTTCATAATATTTACTTGTATTCCAAAGCTGTGAAACAGAGCCTACTAAAATGTTATCAAAATTATTAGAAGTCCCATCTGATGAAGCTACACCATTAGAAATCGTTATGCCTGTGCCTTTAGTCCAATCACTATCAGTATCAAAACTCCCATTCACAACTAACTCTACACCAAGTTCACTAAAATCTCCGTTGTTTACAAGATTAGTTGCTTGTAGTCCAGCAGTTTTAATCAAACCATCTTTATCTACAAAAGTAGCACTTGATCCTCTCGAAAAATCAAACTCTTTATTAAAGAACTTACCACTATTATCGTTATATGCTAATAGCTTATCTTCTTTTACTGCCCAATTGCCATTTCCTAATTTTACTGCCATATTATATTATTGTATAATTGTTTGCTTGTGCTAAAGCGTTAAATGATGAAAATCCTTCGCCAGTCAAACATTCTAATTCGTCATTGCTTAATGCTTCTTTAAATACTGCAACGGATTTAACGTTTCCATTAAATTTATCATTACCAGCACCATTATCAAACGCTAATTCGTTTAGTCCTATTGGAACGCTACCACTTGTATAAGATTGAACTTGTGTGCCATTTATATATATTTTAAAATCATTTAATTTATATGAAATTGCTATTTTAATATATTCTAAATCATTTGTTATATTTAAATTTGCAATTGAAAAAACATCTGCTGAATTTGACCTTAAATTTACCCCAATTCTATTAGGTGTTGGACTATAATAAAATCTAACTACATTTGAAGTACTTCCGTCGCTTATGCTTATAACTCTATAACCTGTGCCACTTGCCAAAGCAGCAATCTCTGCATATAAAACTCCCTCTGTTGAAGATATTAAGTCACTACTACCAGCATTGTTGCATACATCAGCTAATCTTGTAACTGTGCTTCCGTTTGTTGGTATGTAAGAAGTTGCGTATGATAAGTTTTCTACTTGCACTCCCCAAAGATAAAAAGACCTATTATCAGAATTTTGAAAAGCAAAAAATGGATAAGTGTCAGTTGCTAAAGGCGTAAGTACAGCATCTGCAACAGTAGCCGATGGAAAGGTTGCAGTTATAGATATTCTGTAAAAATTACCCAAAGTTGTAAAAGATGCTATTCCAGTTGTACTGCCACTTAAATTTAAAGCTTTAAATGTATTAGTGTTAAAATCAAAATTTGTTCTTACTCTTTCAGCACTTGAGCCAAAGCTGATACCTAAATATCTACCATTATTATTTTTTACATAAAAACTAAAAGTATAAGTACCTGCACCTAATGAACTTGGACTATTAATATCAATACTTGGAATTGATGAAGTGAAAGACGTTTCTTGAATTAAAGAAGCGTTAAGTTCTCCAGTAGGCGAAATAATAGAATTTGGTGTAACAGTCATTTTGTCTTTTCTCCAGTAACTATTTGTAAAATCTTCTGAATACGTTATAAGGTTAGTACTCTGTGGCTCAAGTAACAAACTCCCTGTTCCACTTGTATAATCTATTCTTGGTAAGTCGGTATCGTCTGTTACTTCTTTGACTGATACGTTATCTATTGTACCTGAATTAAAACCACCACCTGTAAAGAAAAATAATAATCCTGAACCTGACTGTATAATATCTTCAGTATATGTACCAACTTCTTCTCTTGTTGTACCTGAAGTTGAACCACCAAAAACAGTTATGCCACTACTACCTGCATCTATTGAAGTTATCTCGTATTTTACTCTATATTTTTTACCTACTGTTAGAGGAATACTTTGGTATAAGTTGGCACTTGCTGACAAAACTAATTGACCATCTTCTATTGTAGCACCGTTTGTTAATGTCCAATTCTGTCCGACCTCTTTAACTGATATGTTGTCAAAATTTATACTATCTCCGTTATTTATATTGCTTTGACCTATAATTAAGTGAATAGATGCCCCTACAAAATTTAAATAATATGTAAATTCCTTATAAGTATCAGCAACATCAAAAGAAAGTCCTGTGTCTATAAAAGAACTGCCGTTGTATATTTTTAAGCTATGAGTAATGTTTGTTGCTTTAGCTTTAAATGTTACCTTGTATTGTTTGTTTTGTGTAAAAACATTATTTTGCCTAATATAAGCAAGGTTTGATGTGGATGTTGTTTTAATTGTTCCATTGTCCCAAGTTGATGTAGAAACGTATTGACTCCAACCATTAATATTATTATCAAACGTTCCATTAGTAATTAACTCACTACCTATTTGTGAGAAATCTCCGTTTTGTACTAAATTCCCACTTAATATCTGTACATCTTCTATAAGACCATTTTCATTTACTCGTGTCGCACTTGAGCCTCTTGTAAAGTCAAAGTCTGCTGATGTATCTTCTTTTATGCTTACGTTGTCAACAGTAAAAGCGTAATTAAAACTCCCAGTTGTGTTTCTTGCTATTACAATACCATTTGAATTACTATTGGCAGTCCAAGTTATATCAATATTTTGCAAAGTTTCATCAAGTGTAATTACTCCATTTGATAAAGTTAGCCCACCTGTGTTACTACCATTATCTTGAAACCTTACTTGCCTACCACTTGAACCGCTCAATCCTTGTATTTGAGCAGTAATTCTATATTTTTTTCCACTTACATATGTAACGCTTTGGTCAATAGCAGAATAACTACCACTTGTAACTGTTATAGTAGCTATTCCGTTAGATATAGTAGCGTTTGTTTTATTCCAATTACTATCTGTGTCAAACGTTCCATTAGTAACAAGTTCACTACCAAAAACATTAACAGGCTTAACACTATGTAAAGAGCCATCACTGTAAGCGGTTGGAGTTGTGATTATTGATGCTTTGTCTAATAATGAATTTGCCATATTAACAATTTGAGCAACTTGAACATCCTTCAAGCGCAGTTAGTGTTTCAGTTGTGCCATTAACGTTTTCAAAAAACGTTGATCGACTTTGCAATTGACTTAACAATTGGCTAATCTCATTTGGCGCAATGCCTGATGTGATATTTAAACCTAATCCAATCATGCTGAATTATCTTAAATAACAAACAACTTTTCCACTTGCAACAGAAACGTCATCAAAATTACCATAAATAATTGATCCTGCGCTTAATGCTAAAGATGTAATTGAAGTGTCACCGCCTGCGGTGTCAATATCACAACTAATAGTTGAACCCTCAATGGCTTGTATAGCGCAAAAAGATTCGCCTGCGGTTGAAGTTGCACTTGCGGCTAAAACTCTTAAACCATTGTCGCCGAATGATAATTTTTGAAAATCACTTGAATAATATAAATTGGAAGCCATAAACTAATTTTTTTATTTAATATTTACAAAAATACAAAAATAAAAATAGTTTAATTTATAATTTATCGGCCTTGACCTCTATATTTTTTTTTGTAATTTTTAGAGTTTTTACTAAAGGAAGTTTTATTTTTAGAATGAACGCCTTTGCGTTTTCTGCGAACCTTTTTATATTCTATTATACTAGCTTGTTTTCGCGCCATTATTTTTTAAATAAAGATGTTGCCTTTTCCGTTGTACGTCCACCAAAATAAGCTAATACTACTGACATCATTACCTTTTCAAAAGTATCATTCCAGGTTGATCCAATATTAAAAGGAATTGAATCTACTGAATCCAATATCCCCGCTAATGAAAAAATACATATACACCAAATTAAAATCAAAGGCCGCACATTTTTTGAAAGCCAGGAATCCGACATTGAATCGGCTTGCCATCGGCTTGTAATGGCTTCTATTTCTTTGTTTTGTTGTTCGTATATTAACTGTTGAAGTTTTATTTTATCTTCATTAGAAACGCTTGATTTAGTAATTTCTGAAATAGCTTCTTTTGGCGATGTAACACCTTCAAGAACTTTGCCTAATGTTGGATTTATAACACCGGCAGCGCCTAACAAAATTTTACCTAATGTGGTTGATTTAAATTCTTTTTTTGGCATAATCTAATTTTTTGTGTAATCCCATCTAGCGGTATAATCTCTAATATCTAAATGCGTAAAGGTGTTGTATTTACCAACGCCACCAAAATTTAATTGACCTTGTTCAATCATATCACAAACTAATTTATGAACTTCATCAGGTGTCATTCCATCAACAACAATGTCAACGGCTTTTCCAAGTTTGTGTTGGCTATGCTTTGCGCCTTTTACAATATTATCATTATAATATTCACATCTATAAGCTGAATTAATTTTTATAGGTTTATTAATTTTATCGCGTAGTATTTGCAATTGATATGCAACTTTTAAAATATTGTTTTTAACATCAGCAGTCATTTTACATTCACAACCTTTTAAATTGCCCTTGCATTCAAATTCACTTATTTTAAAATTATTTGTCATAATTATAGCATTATATTAATACCAGTTTTTAAGAATATTAAATTTTTATCCCAAAACTTTGTTCGTTCATATTCAATAAAAATACCAATTTTATTTTTAATTAAATACAATCCTGACATTACACCAATATTGTAATCCATCCAATCATCACTTCCAATATAATTTTCATAACTGTATTTATAATCGCCTTTTAAATGATGATGTTTTGGCATAAGGTTGGCCCATGAATGCAACCAAAATTTATCACGATAATAATAATAATCTAAACCAACAACAGTTGATAATGTGTAAAGCGTTCCAATTTTATTAAGTTCACGTTTGTTATAATCATTTACAATTCTTTGATAAACGTTTCTTCTAAAATCTGCATCAGTATCGGCAACCTGATTATCATCTGAATTATACCAATACCAATCATAATTGTCGTTTTCACCATCTAAATCATTATCAATACCATAAGCCGTATCATAATAATTATATTCATAAGCTAAATTCCACCATTGATTTGTTTTTAAATATTCTGTTATTGGATTATAGCCATAAGAATTATGAGTTCTAATAATACCACCAAAAGAAAAATTTAAATTTTTAGTTATAGGTAAACGAACTCGTAAATCCGCAGCATCATAATTAAGATTTATAATCCCGTTCTTTTGTGATTCAATCTTTATAGACCAATATTTTTTTAAGTATCTTAAAAAATATCTATGCGATTTATATTCCATATTTCGTTGGCGTCCAAAAGATTTTTGAAATAAATATTCTAATCCAACAACTGATCCACTATTAGATGAAAGGCTTGTGTTTTGTTCCGTTCCATCATACCATTTACGTGCCTTATTTTCATAATCAAAACGTGCTAACTTACGAATCCCAAACGTCATTAAATAATCATTTGTTCGTTCAGGTGTTACATTGATGACATCGCCAAATTGTGTTACAAAATATTGTTCATCAGTTGTTAAAGGGTTTGTTTCATTATAACTAAAAAACGGCGTTGAATATTCAAATATATTTTTTAACCATTGCGCATTAGCAAACAATCCAATAAATAAAAATATTAATAGTAATTTATTTTTCATTAGAATTTATTTTTAAGTAGTTTTTCAATTTCAGTATAAATTAAATCAAATGTATTTTTAGGAAGTTCTAAAGCAATATTGGATTCAATTCTTTTAAGTTCAGAACCATTGTTATATAATACAACAGTTGGTAAATATTTTATTTTTTCTTTTTTAAATGCTTTTGAATTATTTGACAAATACAATGTTTCATAATTGTTTATTTTTTTGTTTGTCATTTTAGATAAGTCTAACTCATTATTTTTTACAAAATCAGCAGAGTATTGAACAACTGAAATACCTTCTTTATTTTGCGCTTTAATAACACTAGTAAAGAAGATAAAAGTTATAATTATATATTTCATTAATCAGATTTTAAATCAAACAATCTTTCGTCTATTTTCTTTAATTGTTCCTTAACTTCGTTTATATCTTCAACAATAAAATCTTGTTGTTCATTTATTCTTAAAATGGTTGAGCGAATTAATTCATCTTTATATTTAAATTCAGTTGAATTTACAGAACTGTCTTTTAATTCTTCAATTTGTTTTTTATTTTGTGCCACTCCTGATTGTAATGTGAAAAAAGTTAGTGCAATAGATATTGCGCCACCCACAATTAAACCAATTGTTTTTAAATCAAAAGTCACGTTTGTTGATTCGCTTATTTTAGTCATTTTAAATTTGTTCTATTTTATTTGATATTTCAATAATTGCTCTAAAGTATGTATGATCTGTAAGATCATCTTGTAAATAATTAACGCCTTCATTAACGCTTGTATAAACATTAAATCCATCAGATGTTAAATCAATATAATTTGCTGATCGTGTTCGCAATAAGTTTAAACATTGTGAAACCATACGATTGCAATCTAGTTCACCACCACTATCAGAAACAAATCTTGTAACGCATTCCACGCGCGTTATTGCTTCCATTGTAAATGAACTTTGGTTTTGGTCTGTTTCATCATTAGAAACCGAATAAACACGAATATAAGGATATGAAGCATCTGTTGGAACACGATTATAAATTGGAACTGTTGAACTGTTAATTGTAACATTCCCGTTTAACTTTGCAAGTATAGCCTTGCGAACAAAATGAATCGCCTCTAACATTATTTAATTATTTTTTTTATTTCGCCATTTAGACGATTTAATAAATTTTTAAATCCAACACGCGCAGAACTAAAAAAGAAAGGCCGCGCAGGTAAATTAACATCCCTTAACCCTTTGCCCTTGAATTGTTGAGCATAGCTTTCAGGAATACCAAGTTTTGTCATATCATTTAAATCAACCATGCCACCAGTTCCAAATTCAACATAAGGCGCATAATGAGCGTTAGCAAATACTGTTATTGATTTACCGCTTTTTTGTAGGCCTATAGATTGTTTTAATGCACCTTTGTCAACTGGCGCTGATCGTTTAGCTAGCTTTACAATATCAAATCCAGTTCTTCCTAATTCATTTGATAATTTTTTTGATTCAAACGTTCTTAAATTATCTAATTTTCTTTTTAGTTTAGACAAATCTGATTGATCTATTTTGATATTGACGTTCATTATACAGATTTAGTTGCTAATAATTTTGTGTAAAAATCCAAATCAAATTCAAATTTGTCATTGATTCTGTATTTTTGTGAATTATTTTCTAATGTAAAGATGTCACCTAGCTGAATCAAATCTGCGGTGTTTTTACGCATTGTAATTTCAACTTGGATATCTTGTTCCCTTTTACCAAATTTATCGTTTATTTCGCCTTTAATTTGCTTTAGATCGCACCATACTGTTGCAACATCTGACAATGTAGATGTAAAACCACCAAATTGATCGGAAGTTTTAGATAATCGTTTGATTGTTATTTTAGAATCTAAATTGCCGGCTTGCATTATATAAACATTGTTTTATAAGACGTTAATATTTGTTTAGTTGATGTTGGTATTTCGGAATTGTTTGCAATCCCGCTTGTGCCTTCAATAAAATCTGCCCTATTATCATAATACGTTGAAATCAATTGAAGCATTGCTTGCTTTACTAAAGCATCATTTAAACCTTCTGTTACATAGGTAATTTTGACACGTTCAGCAGGCCCTTGATCCAATTCGATGGTTTCATTATCTAATCCTAGTATTTCATAACTAGTTGTTACAGTTCCATCAATAGTGATTTCAGAAATACTTGATATTGGGCCAAACGGCAAATCAAATATGCCGTTAGTTGAATCTAAATAATAAGTTCTGTTTTTGGCCACTATGTCACGCGTAATGTAGTTTTCGCACCATATACGCGCCTGGCTGATCATTGCATTAATCAAATTATCATCCGCAGTTGTATCAATACGAACATAATCCTTGACATTTTGAGTAGTTAAAATTTCACTTCCAGTTGTTGAATTAATTTTAATTTGTCGCATCGTCTTTTATTTCAATATATTCAACTTTTAATTCTTTAGTTTCAAATTTTTCTTTGTTTTGTTTTTTTCCGATTTTAGTAGCTAAACCTTTATCAATCCAATTTTTTGCGATGTTGTCAGGTAATTCTATTTTATCACCTTCATCATAACGTTTACCACCTCGCAGAATTGATTGTTTTAATTTTAGTTTCATAATCTTTTATTTTTTGTAAAGATAAAAAAAATGCGTCACATAAATTTGCGACGCATTTTAAGAATAGAAAACAATAAGAAAACATTAAAGTAAAGCAAAGTTATTAAAATAAATTGAATTTTTAATTGAAGATAATTCAAAATTTTTAACATCACCATTATTTTTTAAAATAAAAAAACCATTTTTGTTTTTTGAGTAAACGGCGAAATAATCTATTTCATTAGTATTATAACAATCACCATTTCTTTTTTTTAAAATAACTCGCTCTCTTGTTCTGTTATTTTCATTAATAGCTTTTATTTGTATTTTATACAAACCTTTGTTTGATTCAACAATGCAATCATAAACAGATGTATGAAGAATTGGAAAAGAAACAAATAAATCATGTTTCATAGCTTCAACGGCGAACATATATTCAGCAAAACAACCAAATTGATTTACATCCATAGGCTAAAGTTATAAAAAAAAGCGATTAAATAAATAACCGCTTTTTAAAATTAACCAATATAAAACTAAATTATGATTCAATTTAGCTATCGTTTGCCAAGGCAACACACACTCCTAAAATAAACAAGAATATCGCCGTTAGCATATCATTAAACAACATTATTTGTCTAATTCCAAAAACCCAAAATGACATTGTTAATAAAAACTTAATATTTTTTTTCATAATTGATCAGCTTCAAAACATTTATTTGAACAAACAAACACATCTTCAAATAATTTAACGCCACAAACTCGGCACTCAAATTCAGGTTCATCATCCGGAAATTTATCAAGTCCCCACATAATTAATTATTTAAATTTAATATTTTTAGAACTGCCTGCAAACATTTTTTTAAAATATTTTTATTTTGTAGTTCCTCAATTTCTTGTTTAGTGTACACGTTGACGCGGTTGCCATCGTTTATAATCGTTAATCCAGTTTTAGTTTTCATAATTGTTTTTTGTTTTATTAAAATATTTTAACTTCTAAATTTAAGTTAGATGATGTAAATATATAACACATTTTAGAATTAAAAAAATATTTTCACTTTTTTTTAAAGTTTTTTTTCTTTTTTTTCGTTTTTAACCTGTTGAGCGCCTAAAAATAAATCATAAAAAAAAGGCCTGGAAATTAATCTAGGCCTTAAATTATGATTGATTATCCGTAAATTATGGCGTTTCAAGATCAGCAATTGCAGCAGAAAATGTACCTTTTACAAACGCATTTGGTAAATAGTTTGTTAAAGCAACTCTTTCAGATACTCTTACAGTAACGAAACCATCGCGAACGTTAGTTCCATCTTCTCTAAAGAATTCAACATTGATTCCATCACGAACCCAAAGTTGTGTTCCAACACCAAAGTTTCCAATTAAGAATGATCCGGCAGAAATAGCAGTATTTAAAACAACTTTAACGCCCATAAACACCGGTTGTAAACCTGAATAAACTTGGTCTTTTAGGTAATTATTTTGAGAATCTTTTAATAATAGAATCTTATGGAAATCAGAAGGATTTAAAAGGATTGTATCAGCATTATAATTTGCACCAGCTAATTGATTCAAACAAGCTACAATTACATCAAACTGGTTAGCATTATCAACTGAATCAGCTAAATCACCCGCAGCAAATGAAGTTGCATCAGTAATGATACCACTTAAATTTGGCGCTGATCCGTTACCACTTAAGATTTGTGTGTCCTCAACTTCTAAAAGTTTTTCAGGCGCTCTAGCCGAAAGGTATGAAGTTAATTGAGGTGTATCAGCCAACATTTCTTCAGAAATACGGAAATAAGTTCCAATCTTTCTAACGTTAGCATCAGCAGCAGTCATGTCGAAATCAGATTGTGTAAGTGTTGATCCTTCAGCCGTTGCAGCAGCACCATTTGAATATCCACTTTCTTTTACGAATCTTACAACGTCAGATTGAGTTGATCCTTGCGCTAATAATTGACGAATGTGCAATGGTCTTGTTGGATCAAATTTATATCCAGGAACCCTATCCGCAGCAATAACTGCACCCGTAAAATCGGCGCCAGTTGTCATATCAGCTTTAATTAAGAATGAAGCACTTCTTGAATTACCTTTTGCAAGGTTTTCAATTGCACCATCTTCTAATGCTTCAGTTAAAGCACCTTTAAAAGTCATTCTTTTTTTAGCGCTAAACGCTTTTTTATTAGACACTTCAATTGCGTCTAATCTTTCATTTAATTTAGTTGCCATTTCAGAAACTTCAGATTTTACAATCTCGTTTGCTTTTACAACAACAGTTTCAACAACCTCGTTGTTTGATTTTTCAATTTTTGAATCAATAGCATTGTTGAATTGATCTAATTGATTTTTTAAATTTTCTTCCATTTTTATTTTTTTAAGGAATTTAATAAATAATTTAACACGTCAGAATCATTGTTTTTTATTTCAACATTCGGCGAAGTGATTTCATCAACCGGCTTCGTGAACTCAACAAATAATGATTTTAATTTTAATATTTCAGCTTCGATGGCAAAACCCATTTCATCAGAAATGTCGCCTTTTCGAATAAGTTTGCAAAGATTATCATATCTCTTTGATAATTTTTCAACGTCAACATTACCTTTGACATCTAATATTTTGGCTTGATCATTAGCGGCTAAAGTAACGGCGCTAATCTCATATAATTTAACTTCGTTTATTTCTCTATAATCGCCTTTGTCTTGTTTTTGAATTGGCATAATACCAACTGAATTTTCAGTAATAACGCCTGACTTCATAAGTTCAACAACGTCTTTTCCTAATTGTGTTTTAGCGATTTCAGCAACAAAGACTAAACCTTTTTCATCTTCATATAATTCATTCATTTTGCCAATTGGTTGGTTCATATCGTGTTGATATAAATATTTAACTCGATAACCATTTTCTTCAATCGTTTTTTTATATGCGCCTTTCATTATAACATCATTATCGGAATCTTTATTTCCAAAATATGATCCATAACCTTTTATTATTCCGGCCTTTTCATCAGCATCAATTAATTCGCCAACTGGCGACGCTTTATATAGAATTGTATTCATAAGAAAAATTTTTGTAAATATACGATTTTTAAAAATTATTAAATCCGCCGGCTGCAACGCCTAAACCAATTGTTGTAATGTCGCTAATGGTTTCTGCGCCTTCAATTGGAAAATATGCAACCGAACAACGGCAATTAATAGTTTCAGCAGCGCCACCCGCAGGATCACCAGGAAACATCATAGGTTGGCCACCAACTAAAAATGTATTATTAGCCATAACAATTTGACCATCAGCTTGCGCATGAGTATCTCGAACCCTATCATCAAAACTTGCAATCCATTCTTTTTGCATTTGTTCAGGCGAAAAAATTGTTTGAGCCGCTTGTGATTGTGCAAAGTTAGCAGCCGCCGTTGCCTCTGTACGAACTAAACGTTCGGCCTGCCATTGTGAATATTGATTAAATTGGTTTCTTAATATTCTGCCCTTTTCAACTGCGCCTAATGTCATAAACTCCGGATCTTTCATTAATCTTTCTGTTAAATCTATAAGAGTTTTTTTTGCCGTACCATTTACAAGCGTCACACGTTGAGCGCCAATAGCTGATCCAAAAGACGCAAAAGCATTTGCCCAAATATCATCAAACGCCGATGTGTCAACGGCCTTTGTCATAAACTTTCTAAAATTATTTACATACCATTTAGCAAAACGCATTCCAATATCAGTATATAAATCACGATATATTTTTAATAAGTCTTTATTGTCAAATAACAATTGGAAGTTTGTTTGACCATCAGAAATAAAAGATTCAACGCCTTTATAATATTCACGTTTATAATAACGCTTTACTTTAGCGATTTGTTTTTTTTCTGCAATATCTAATTGCTTTTCAAATGCAGATTGCCATTTGTCCTTGTCTATTGCCAAACTAATCGTTTATTTGGTTTAGTTTTTTATTAACCCAATCACGCATTGCAGTCC